GGCGGTTCGCTTCGGCGCTCGCGATTCTCTTCGTCGATCGGCGGCGAGCTCCGGCCCTGGGGCGCGTCGAGGTCGCCTTCGGCCAGCTCGAGCCGCTCGATGCGTTTGGCCCGCTCGAGCAAGTCGTCGGCCTGGTCCATGGCGCGGTCGAAGGTGGCCCGATCCTCGGCGGTCGGTCCGCCTTCCCGGGCTTCCGCTTCGGTCCAGCCAGCGCGGGCCGAGTTAATCAGCGTGGCCCGCTCCTCTCGAATATCAACTGCGGTTCTGATGGCCATTTGGCCTCCTCAAAAGGTGAAAAACAGGGAGCGGGCCTTCAGCTCTGAGCTTCGGCCAGGCGTAACCGGACATGCGCCCGATCACGCCACAGATCGCGGTGGGGTCGGTCTCGCACGTCTGCCTGTGAGCGAACGGAGACGTCGGTTTGGGGATACGCGGGTCGGGTAACCACCGAAACGTCAAACAGATCGAGGTCGAGGAGCTCTCGCTCCTCGAGCTCCTTTTCACCCTGGATGGTGATGGTGACTTTCTCGCCGTTCGCGCGAACCTTGAATCCGAAGCTCATGCCCCGGAGATCGCCCCGCGCGACGAGAGTTGCGAGGTCCCGGCCGAGCTGGGTGTCAGGCAGGGTGATTTCAACCAGCAATCCGGTTGCGTCTTCGCGGAGCGTGAGTGTTCCGGAAGTGGACCGGCCAAGCACCTGGTTCCGGTCGTGGTTGAAGAGCGCGACGACATCTTGGTTCTCGGCCAGGGCGTTGCGGAACGCCCCGGGACGGACGATTTCACGCCACGTCCAATACGTTCCATCATAAAGAGTCGTCCATTGGTCGAAGACGGCCGCGTGGCCCACGATCTTCGCCGGCGAGGTGTCTCCCTCGGCCCGCGTCTCGACGCGCAGGTCCGAAATGAAGATCCGCACTTCGGGTTCAGACGGCGTTCTTCGGCTTGCCGCCATTCTCGCTCTCCAATCCGGTACCGGTTTGACTCAAGGGGATGTTCTGAGATTGAACCGTGTAGAGGTCACCCCCATCCTTCGCCGGGATGGGATTCATGTTTTCCTTGGCTCGCACCTCATTTCTGGACATCCAGCCGCGGTCCAAAGCGGCGGAATAAGCCGCATAGCGGGTCCGGATGTCGCCGCGCAGGAACGTCTCAACGTTGTGCTCGTGGTAGTAGCCGGCGAGCCATTCCTGTCGGGTGAGGAGTTTGAGGTTGAACTCCTGTTCGATCGCGATCAGCCAAGAGAGAATCGCTGTCGTCAGATAATCGAGGTTCGATGCTTCCATGTTTGCCAGGTGAGCCTGGCTGAGATCGCCGACCTTGTTCGGCGGCACGCGAAGCATGCGGATCGACTCAAGGACCTGGAACTTTCGCGTGTCGAGGAGCTGCGACTTCTCCGGGTCCGTGGACGTGGCGTTGAACTTCGCGCCTTGCTCGAGAATTGCCGTCCGGAATCGCTTTCCCGGTCCCCCGTGGCGAGCGTCCCAGGAATCACGCAGCCGAAGGAACGCATCCGAGTTGAGCCGGTGGGGCGTCTCGATCACGCCGCCGGGTTCCGAGCCGTTGGCGAAGTGATCCGCGGCGAAGGATTGGGAGGCCAGGCCGAGGCCGATCACCTCGTTCTGGACGCGCACCAGGTCGTAGCCCGTCAATCCATCGAAGCCGAAACCCGAGATATGCACCACGTTCGCCGCCGGCAGCCACTTGCCATCCCTCAGCCGGTACCCGAGTTTCCCACCGATCCTTTCGGCGCGGGTCGTTTCCGGATCCAGGAGGTGCAATGCCGCCGGCCGGCCCCGGCCCGTCCGCTCGATTTCGGCGTACCCGTTCCCATGCTGGGCCGCATGCCCGATGATCGCTCGCTTGAAGCCGATCGGTGTTCGCTCGCCGTCGGGGGACCGCGCGAGCAGCTCGTGGTTCGGGTGGTCGTCTCGCTCCTCGCGCGTCGTCTTGTTGATGCGCTGGTAGAGGCGGAGCGGCAGGACCCCGATATCGTTCCCCAGGACCGTCAGGCCAGCCAGGAACGCACTCAGTTGCAGGGAGGTCTTGGGCGTCACCGCAACCCCGGAGGACGCCGTGGGGGCCCACCAGAGCTCTTCCCCGAGCACGGCGCGTTCCTCGGGCTTGGACGTCGCCAGGGCGGTGCCCACGGCGGTCCCATCGCTCCTGAGAGCCGCGAAATTCACAGGATTAAGACCCCTCGCTCGTTGTAGACCGAGTCGCCACCATCTTCGGCCGGGTCGAGGGCCACCACGAATGCGTTGACCAGAGCGGCCATGCCGTCGATCTTGAGCCGGCTCTTCTTCTTGCTGAGCTTGATGTTGTCTACCGAATCACGCTCCGCGACCGCGTTGGCGGCGTGCCAATTCAGGATGGGGTTGTCGCCATGCCTGAACTTCTTGCTGAGGATGAACCGGAGGAGTTCCTTGGTCGGGGCCGAGAGCGACACGAAGCCCTGGCGCACCTCTTTGACCGGTAGACCGTCGTGCTGCTCGAGCTTCGCGAGGAGGTCCGTTGCCTGGTAGGGGTCGGCCCCGATCGCGACGAATCGACACCGCCTCGAATCAGCGACCAGCGCCTTGCGGATCCAATCGTAATCGACCACGTTTCCGGGGGTGAGTTCGATCCAACCCTGCTCGGCCAGCATCCGATAGGGCTGGCCATGCTCGCGCTCGAGCTCGACGATATTGTCCTCAGGCAGCCAGAACTTCACTTCCGCATTCCAGCCGTCGAAGGAGTTGCCCCAGATCTTGGCGGCGGCCGTCAGGTCGGTGATTTGCGAGAGATCGATGCCGACCCAGCAAGGCTCATCGTCACAGGGGTAGTCCGGCGGGGCGTTGCAAGCCTCCCACACCCCGGGGCCGAGGAACTTCTGATCGCCCCGCGTGATGATGTTCAGCCGGAGCCGGAGGAAGGTCGCGAGGTCCGAAGGATTGAGCTTCGCATCCTCGTATTCGGTGCGAAAATCCTCTACCTTGATGGTGATGCCGAGGCTCGGATTGGCCTTCTTCCACGTCTCTTCATCGTCGAGATTGTCAGTGGGAAGGGCACGATAGACGACCCCGAGATGGGTAATGTCCTTGCGCGTGCCTGCGTTGACCTGTTCGCTCTTCTCCCGCTGTTCGTGCCAGACCCCGGATTCGTCTTCACCGGCGGTTGTGATCGAAATCTTGAGCGGTTGATCGCGAGCGGCCCCGGCATATTTGAAGATATCCCACATTTCGCGGGTCTTCTGCCGGTGCAACTCGTCGAAGATGATCGCCGATGCGTTCGCTCCGTCCTTCGACGGGACCTCGGCCGAGTTGGCCCGAATGACGCCGCCGCCATCCGGATCCACGATCCGTTTCTTCGAGTCGATGACCTGGAGACGGTCGCTCAGGTCCTCCGAGAACTGGACCATCTTCGCCGCGGCCTTGTAGACGATATCGGCCTGGTCGCGGTCGAAGGCGTTGATGTGGACCTGCGGCCCACCCTCCCCATCGGCGAGCAAGAGGTAGAGGCAGAGGGCCGATACCAGCGTCGATTTGCCGTTCTTCTTCGCGACTTCGAGGTACGCGGTCCGATAGCGGCGCAGCCCGTCGGCCTGTTTCCAGCCGAACAGACGCATGAGGAAATCTTTCTGCCAGTCGAGGAGTTTGAGGGGCTCTCCGGCCCATCGACCCTCGCACTGACGACAGAAATCCTCGACGAACTCGATGACATCGAGCCCGGCGTCTTCGTCGAAATAGCACCCCTGGGCGATCGCGAGCCGGTCAACCGGCCCGCGAATCCACTTCGCAGGGACACTCTTAGCCTTGGCCAATCGGGACCTCGACGAGAGTGTTTTTCGTAGTGCTCGAAGCGACCGGCAACCATCGGCCGTCAACGAGCTGGTGAACCGTGAGTCCAGGCTGATCGAGGATGAAGCTCTTGCCCTCGTTGATCGCCGTGCTGAGGCCCTCCCTCAACCGATCCACGGCGGCGGACGACATACGGTGGTCGGCTTGAATCATCAACCGCGGAGAGGGGCGCCTGACGGCCGCGGTCGCAACCTCGGTCTCGGCCCGAAGGCGATCGAGTTTCCGCTGGATCTGACGAAGTGCGGCATCGAACTTCGTCGTGTCGAGGTCGAGGTCAACGGTTAGCGACGACGTGGCATGCCGTGGAGTCGATCCTCGGAACGCCGCATAGGCGTTGGTGACCCGTTTCCAGAAACCCAGCTTCTTGGCCATGCTCAGCCGCTTCTCCTCTTGCGCTTGTCCATGTACGCAGCAAAACGGTCTTTCTTTTTCTCTGGCCCGTTGCCACGCACCCGGGTCCGAGAGGACGGCGTGCAGCCAAACTCGGTCAGGAACGCACGGAGCTGGCCCTCGCATCGCTCGATGATGCCCACGGCCGGGTTGGTCTTCTCGCCGCCGGCGGCGGTCGAGATGGTCAGGCCGTACTGACGTACCTCTTCCTTCGCCCTGACCCACCGTGAATGGACCGTGCAGTAGATCGCCAGCGCCGCGCCGTCAACGAGCGACAGGACCCCGGCCCGGTCGAGCTCGGGAATGATCCGATCCCATTCCGCCTGCGCCTCCGCGTCGTTGAGGAGGTGGTCAGGGCACCTGGGAAGCTCCCGGATGGGCGCAGGGGCGTCCAGATTGATCCGATCGGCCCTGGTGCCTTCCAGGATCTTGATCGCCTCTGGCTTCGGTTTACGGCCCCTCTTGGCCATCCCTATCTCATCAACGGGTGATTAAGGGACCAAAAAAAGGTCCCGAATATTGGCAAAAAACGCGCGCGTGGCCAGCTCGTCTAGGAGCGATAAGCCTGTAGCTATCCGACCCCCCCCGGGGGGCATAGGTGCATGCACCTACTCGGGAAAGGTCGGGAACCGGTCCCTGAGGGCTGCTCCAGCGTCGATCAAGCGAGGAGCAATAGGACCCACCACCAAAAGCCCGATCTCTGCGAGTCAGTCTCGCCGAGGAACTCGCGTTGATAGCTACGCGAGACTGTGCTGCTCGGGTTGATTCCGGATTGCCCAAGCGGGCCCTTGCCCGTCGGTGGCGCTGGCGATGCGTCCGGCCTGGGACCTCGGGGGGCTGGCCCGTTACTCGGCATTGGACCGCATCGCCCGATCGACCACATGAAACTCGACGCAAGGGAAGGGTTGCGAGAAGTCTTCTCGCATCATGATCAGTTCGCCATCGATTGCAGCGATGCCGTTGAGGAGGCCGAGGATTCGTAGCTTCGCAATGCCATCAGGACACTCTTCCGAGCCAAAGCAGGGAATGGTGGGATGGTTGCTGAGCTCATCAGTGATCGGAAAGGCGTGCAGAAACATGTTGCGGACGCCTTCAGGATCCAAGGCTGAGGCTTCATTCAATAGATCGCAGATCTGTTGTGCTTTCATGGGAGTGGCTATCGACTCTCAGGATCGCTCGGCCGATCAGTTCAACGACGGTTGGATGGACCGCGTTTCCGAGACACCTAAGGCGGTCCACGAGGTTGGGAAACCCATCATCCACTCGACATATTCGGGGTGTGGGCGAGCAGGGACCGTACACGGTTCTCGACCCCGCAGTCCGAAGATCAAAGCATTGAGCGTTTGCGCCAGCGTGCGGGGACCGGATTCCCAGGTTGCTCGCGCTCTGAGCTTCCAACCGAAGTTGCTCATGCCGTCGGTTACGACGGGTGTTGGCAACAATCCAGGTACGGTCCCTCTTGTGATTGGCACCGACGCTCCAAGCACCCACCACGAGCGGCCGAGCGGTGTAGC